AGCTGGCGTTGCGCGAGAAGATGAAAAAGATGGTGCGAAAGGAAGGCGACAAGTGACAAACAAACCGGCTTACAACGAGTGCTTGTGCTGCGGCCAGCTCCACTACAGGCCCGATGACCGAGGCTCACCGCTGCCGATTGACGAGCTGGAAGTCCAGTTCCGCTTGCTTGAAGCGCTGGGCTACACGCGCGAGCGCTTGCTGAACGAGCACCGCGCCCAGCTCGACTACCAGCTTCCGGGGATGGCTCAATGGCTGACGGCGCAGTGATGGATCGCGACGAGCATCTCACGTGGTGCAAGGAGCGCGCGCTCGAATATTGGCGCGATGGCGATCTTGGGAACGCCGTCGCGTCGATGACGAGCGATCTTGGCAAGCACGATGAAACCCAAGGCTACAATTCGTTCATCATGGCGCTCGGTATCATCTATGTGGCGAGCGGCGATTACGACGGGGTGAAGCGATGGATCGAGGGCTTCCGGTGAACGATCCGCTGACCACGCGGATGCCGCGCTGCAAGTGTCTCAACTGCGGCAAAGAGGTTGACGCCGCGACCATCTCGCCGACCGAGACGGAAATCCGGCGCCCGCAAGAGGGCGACGCGACGGTGTGTCTGTGGTGCTCGCATATCATGGTCTTCACGGCCGACTTGACGATGCGCTCGCCGACGCCGGTTGAGCTTTTGGAGATCGCCGACGATCCCGGCGTGATTACGTTGCTGCAAGCGATGGGGAAGCTGCGGGACAGCCCGCTATGGAGGACAGCCAATGAAGTTCTACAGGGTCGCTCAAGGAAGCGCCGAATGGTACGAGCTAAGGGTGGGACGCCCGACGGCGAGCAATTTCCACAAGATCGTGACCCCGAAGGGAGCGCCTAGCGCGCAGGCGGTGAAGTACCTGTACCGGCTGGTCGCCGAGCGGCTGTTGCACGATACGATGGACGATCAAATCGGCTACGTGAATTGGGTCGAGTGGGGTAAGTCGCAAGAGGGCAACGCCGTCGCTCAGTTCGAGTTCACCAACGAGGTTGTGGTTGAGCCGGGCGGGTTCGTGACGACGGACGATGGGCGGCTCGGGGCCTCGCCGGATCGGATTATCAAGGGCGGGCGCGATGGCATGGAAGTGAAATGCCCGGCGCCATGGACGCAAGTCGAATATCTGCTCGACGGGCCGGGCGACGACTACCGTCCGCAGGTGCAAGGTCATTTGCTTGTCGGCGAGTTTGAGGCTGTCCACTTTTACGCTTGGCACCCTCAGATGCCATCGTTCCATCGGGTGACGCTGCCCGACCGGAACTACATCGCCAATCTCGCTGGCGCGCTCAACGCCTTCTGCGACGCGCTCGACATCATGACGCAACGGGCTCGCGCGCTCGGCGCTTACGCGGTGGTTCGCCGCGTCGAGACGCCAGCCGACATCGCCTATCAGGCGGACGAAGACGTTCAGCTCAAGATCGTCAATCCAGAGGTTGGCGATGCAGGCCCATGATTTCGTGTGCGAGGATTGCGGTTCGCACGTCTACAGTTGGGGCGGCGATCCGGGCGCGACGCTCTGCCACGGCTGCGAGCTGATCCGAACGATGACGCTTCAGCCCGATGACGAGACGAAGCTGCGGCATTGGCTCGGTTGCGAACGAGAGGAGGCGAAGGATGGGAATACCAGTCTTTGACGACCTGAGATCGACAGTTCTCAACTCAGGCTTGACGGTGAGCCAGATCGCCAACGGCGCAAAGGTGGGCCGCATGACGTTAGTCAATTGGCTTGACGGTAAAACCTCGATGCCGCGCATCGACACGATGGTGAAGGTGGCGCAGTTCTTAGGCCAGCACATTGAGCTGACGGATCGGGTTCGCAAGATGGTCGGCTATTATCCGCCGCCCAAGAAGCTGCCGCGTTTCCAGCTCTGGCGTCTGCATTGAGCTGGCCTGACCGGATCGTGCTGTCGGCGATGGCGACGCAACCGATCTTTTACGGCGTCAAGCTGATCGTGCTACTGTGGGAGACCCGTCCGCGATGAAGTGGATCGCCATCCTGTATCTGGTTTTCGGGATGGCTGTCGCGGCGGCAACGCTGTTCCTGATCGCCGAATGCCAGACGCAGGAGCGCGGTGTGATGGATTGAAAAGATCGCCGCCCGGAGCTGAGCCGGACGGCGATCAGAAGGCCACGCGACCCCGCGTGTCAGACGCCGCCTCCACCGCTACAATGGGGCGGCTTTTGCACGTCTAGCACGGGAGTTTCGCCATGGACAACTTGCAGTGGCAGGGTGAAGTGACGGCGGCGCTCGCCGGAATTACCGAGCGTTTAGGGAGCCTTGAGCTGATCCTGCGACAGCGCCGTGACGACTTGGACTGGACGCGGGGCCTGACGGCGGAGCGGGCCGCCAGCGTCTTGAGCGAGGCGGAGAGGCGCGGGGTGACGCCCGAGACGGTCATGCAAGGCTACCTCGCCGGGCGATGGAAGCGGCGGCGCGGCGACGGCTATCGCGGGATGGACGAGACGCTTGAGGAGGCGTTCGCCAAACTTGAGGCGCGGGTTACGGCGTTGGAGCAACCGAAGGTTTGAGCGATGCCGCGACCGAGCATTCGTGAGGGGATTTACGACCTTCTAGGTTCGGTGGAAATCGACACGAAGGAGGAGGGCCGCATCCACGTCGAGCCGTGGATGTCGCAGCGCATGGTCATCGACGCCGTTGCGCAAGGCTTGAGCGAGGGCGTTCACGAGTTCGTGATCCTCAAATGCCGACAGGTTGCGATCACGACGGTTTGCAGCGTCATCGAACTGTTTTGGGCGCTCGCCAATCCCGGCGTCCAAGGCGCGATCATCGCCGACCGGACAGACAACCTTGAGCGCTTGCGTCGCATCTTCGCCGCGTTGCTCGACACGCTTCCGCCCGAGTGGCGAAGTGGCGACAGCCGACTTGTCGCCAACAACAGGACGGGGATGGTGTTCGCCAACAAGAGCGTGATCGACCTCATGGCGGCGGCGAGCAACCCGGACCTTGGCGCGTCGCGAGCGCTCAACATGATGCACGCGACCGAGTGCGGACAGTGGAAGTCGCTGGCGGGCGTCGAGAGCCTGAAGGCGTCGCTGGCGCGGATCAACCCTCGACGGCTCTACGTTTGGGAGAGCATCGCCAATGGCTTCAACTGGTTTTACAATCACTGCCAGCAAGCGAAGCAGGACCGCCACATGCGGTTCGTCTTCGTCGGCTTTTGGGCTAATCCGACGTACTCGATCCCGAAAGGCGATCCGGATTACAAGACCTATTGGGACGGGAGCCTGACAGACGAAGAGATTGTCAAGGCGCGCTTCGTGCGGCGCGAGTACGGCGTGACCGTGCAACCGGAGCAAGTCGCATGGTGGAGACGGGAGAGCGAGTTTCGGGCCGACGAGTACATGCTGCGCCATTATCCGTGGAACGAACGCGAGTGCTTCATCGCCTCGGGTTCGTCTTTCTTCCCAGCGGCGCGGACCTTGGAGCTGAGCGAGACGTTAGCGGCTGGCCCGCCTTACCAAGGCTACAAGTATCACTTCGAGGATGCCTTCCTTGGATCGCAGATCAGGCAGACGACGAAGCGCGAAGAGGTCATGCTGAAGGTGTGGGAGCCACCCGAGACGGGGCCAAACGCGGTTTACGTCATCGGCGGCGATCCAAGCGGGGGCGGGGGCGACGACGCTAACAATCACGCGCTTGAGGTCTTTCGCTGCTACGCCGACCGGCTCGTGCAAGTCGCCGAGTTTCAGTCGAACAAGCCGTTGACCTATCAGTTCGCTTGGGTGCTCTCGCATCTGTGCGGCGCGTATCGCGATCATCTGGCCAACATCGAAGTGAGCGGCGTTGGCGCGGCGGTGCTTCCCGAAGTGCGCAACCTTCGCCAACTCGCCGAGCGCGGCATTCTGCAAGCCGATCCGGGCTCAGAAAACATCCTCAACATGATCGGCGCCGTGCGATGGTTCCTTTATCGGCGCGCGGACACGCTCGGCGGCGCGGGCAACGTGATCGCTTGGAAAACCAACCAAGACAACAAACAGATGGTGTATAGCGCTTTGCGTGACAGCATCATGTTGCGCCGGATCGAGTTCCGCAGCGTCAAGCTCGTTCAAGAGCTGCAAGCGATTGTCGAGGAAGAGAGCGGCTGGATCGGCGCCGGGCCGGACACGGGTGAGAATGACGACCTTGTGAGTGCGACAGTCTTAGCGCATCACACATGGATCGAGTGGCGTCGCGCCGGGCTCATTTCCCGCAAGATGACGTGGGACAGCGTCAAGGGTGAGCGCCCGCCGCAGAACGCGGGGACGATGCTCTCGTTTGCGTTTTCCGAACACATTCGTAAAATCAACCAGAAAGCGCATCGGCGGAAGGACGTGTTTTGATGGCAATGCAGGACATCGGCTGGGCGGTGAAGCAACTCCACAACGGCGACCGCGTGCGCCGCTCTGGGTGGAACGGCAAGGGCATGTGGCTTGAATTGCAGCTCCCCGACGCGAACTCGAAGATGTCGCTCCCCTACGTTTACATGAGCACGGCGGACGGCAAGCTTGTCCCGTGGCTGTGCTCGCAGACCGATCTTCTCGCCCTCGATTGGGAGGACGCGACCTGATGGTGAGCATGGTTCTGATGGTGAGCATGGTTCCGCCGCAGTACAAGGCTGGCGGCATCCGCGTGGATGGTCGGCTTGTGAGGGAGAGCGAGATGACAGCGGGAACAACCGAGCGCGAACTGACCTACGGCGAGAAGCTGGTCGGCCTGACCTTCAACCCGAGCGGCGACCCGAAGGTGGCGAAGCTTAAGGCCCTGTTCGCCGAAATCATTGACATTTGCGAAAAGGCGCGTGACCGCCCAGCCCCCTCGCCGGATGAACAAATGATCTGGCGCGAGGCGATCATGAACGCGCTCGCTGCTCAGATGATGGCGGTCAAGG